ACATAATACAAGCACTGAAGATTACTTTAAAAGATTTGAATTATTATCTTACAGTCCGACATTTTTTACTAGTCAACCATTTACACCAATTATTTCCGGAACATGCCATAGCACACTAAACTTTGGCGATGAGCTTCCAGTAGTTAACCAAGATCCTGCACTTAGATATTTTAAGTTACCAGGCGATGCTGATGTATCATATACTATTGATTATGTTTATAAAAGTACGGCTGTAACAGCATACCGAAACGGTACTCTTTATATTACATTAGATCAAACAAATAATGATTTAAGTGTACGTGACGAGTATGATTATGTAGGTGATACATCCTACGAAACAAATATGGTGTTAACTGCAAATTTTGTAGATGACAACGCAGACGCAACAAACGAGACAATCGAAATTACGATACTTAATACTACCTCAGCAGATGTAGGTACATTTAAATTTCGTGTAAACCAAAAACGTTAAATTAATGTTGGCTAAATGAAAAACAGCACATACGAGGTTCGGCTTGCAGAATGGTCGAGCTTTAGGCAGTCATTAGAAATCTCTAATGATCCAATTCAAGACGTAATAGACTACTACAAGCAAGTACCTGTAGTTAGCATACATACAGACCCGTATGATATGTCTAGCTGGCCTGACCCTTGGGAATTAGTTTATGAAAATGAGTACTGTGAGTATTGCATTTTACTAGGAATGTGTTATACTTTACAATTAACAGATCGCTTTTCTGAGAGCAATTTTGAGATACATATTACACTAGACGAGATTAACAGTGAACATTATTATCTTTTGTATGTAGGGGATAGGATATTAGGTTATGATAAGAATACACACGTTGACCAAACACAAATTAAACACACTTTTATTTCGCAATGCGTCTACAAGATGCCACGGCGAAAATAAATATCAACAATAGAACGAGGAGAAAAAGAAACATGTCAAACGGTATAATGGTAATAAAAAGAGACGGCAAACAAGAAAGACTTAACATAGATAAAATACATATCGTAGTAGAAGAGGCATGTAAAAATTTATATGGTGTTAGTAGTAGTCTAATTGAAATGAATGCAAATATTCAATTTTATGACGGAATGAGTACTAACGAAATTCAAGAAGTTTTAATTAGATCAGCTAATGATTTAATTAACTTAGACGCACCAAACTATCAATATGCGGCCGCACGTTTATTATCTTATTCAACTAATAAAGACGTGTTCGGTGAGTATTCACCAAAGTCGTTAAAAGAAATGATTGATGTAAATATTGAACGTGGTGTTTATGACTCTGCAATATTAGACAGTTACACTGAAGATGAAATTTCTACATTAGATAGTTATATCCAACATGGGCGTGATGAGAACTTTACCTATGCAGGATTGCGTCAAGTTGTAGACAAATACCTATGTCAAGATAGAAGTACAGGTCATTTATTTGAAACTCCCCAGTTTATGTATATGATGATTGCCGCTACATTGTTTGCTAACTATCCAAAAGAAACACGTATGCAATATGTAAGGAGATATTATAATGCGACCTCACTATTTAAAATCAATATCCCAACGCCCGTTATGGCAGGCGTCCGGACCCCTGTCAGGCAGTTTGCAAGTTGCGTTCTTGTTGACTCTGACGATACCCTTGATAGCATCTTTGCCAGCGATATGTCTATTGGACGTTATACGGCGCAAAGGGCAGGCATCGGAATCAACGCAGGAAGAATCCGCGGAGTAAACTCTAAGATTAGGGGTGGTGAAGTAGCACACACAGGTATTGTTCCATTCCTTAAAAAGTTTGAAAGTACAGTACGTTGTTGTACACAAAATGGTGTACGTGGCGGTAGTGCAACTACACACTTTCCTTTTTGGCATCAAGAGATTGAAGACATCCTTGTGCTAAAGAATAACAAAGGTACAGAAGATAATCGTGTACGTAAACTAGACTATTCAATTCAATTAAACAAGACAATGTATGAAAGGTTGCTCGGGGGCGGCGACATTACATTGTTTAGCCCTCACGATGTTCCAGGTCTTTATGAAGCATACTTTGGTGATGCTGACAAGTTCCAAGAACTATATGAGAAGTATGAACGTGCTACTAGTATAAAGAAACGTTCTATTCCCGCTATGGAATTGTTTTCTGCGTTGATCAAAGAACGTGCAGAAACAGGACGCATTTATATTATGAATGTAGACCATGCTAACACACATAGTTCATTTAAAGACAAAGTATATATGAGTAACTTGTGTCAAGAGATTACACTACCAACTAAGCCACTTAATCATATTGATGACGAAGAAGGTGAGATTGCATTGTGTATCCTTAGTGCAATTAATGTAGGAACTATTAAGAGCTTAAACGATTTAGAAGAACTATGTGAATTAGCTGTAAGAGCATTAGAAGAAATTATTGATTATCAAAACTATCCTATTAAGGCGGCCGAAAAATCAACTAAAGCTAGACGTTCATTAGGTGTTGGTTATATTGGACTTGCTCATTACCTAGCAAAGAACAAAGTAATGTATGGTGATCCGCAAGCATGGAAATTAGTACACGACTTGACAGAAGCATTCCAATACTATTTGTTAACAGCATCAAATAAATTAGCACAGGAAAGAGGTGCTTGTGAGTACTTTAACCGCACTAAATACAGTGACGGCATCCTTCCTATTGATACATATAAGAAAGATGTTGATACGATTGTGGAGAATAAATTAAACTATGATTGGGATAGTTTACGTAAGAACATTGGAACTCACGGGCTTAGACACTCCACTCTGTCCGCACAGATGCCATCGGAGAGCAGTTCTGTTGTGTCAAATGCCACAAACGGAATTGAGCCGCCTAGAGGGTACTTGTCCGTTAAGAAAAGCAAAAAAGGGCCTCTTAAGCAGATTGTTCCACAGTATCAAACACTAAAAAACCACTACAGCTTGTTATGGGACATGCCCAATAACACAGGATATATAAATACAGTTGCAGTAATGCAAAAGTTCTTTGACCAAGCTATTAGCGGTAACTGGTCGTATAATCCTACTCACTTCCCAGACAACGAAGTGCCTATGAGTCAAATGATACAAGACTTATTGACTACATATAAAATGGGTTGGAAAACTAGTTACTATCAGAACACTTATGATTATAAAACAGATCCAAGTGAACTAGCCATTGAAGAACCACAACACAGCGTAGGTTGGCATGACAACGTAAAAGAGTCGCCTGTTGAACGAACAGAGTTTAATGGATCGGACGACGAATATGAAGAATATTGTGATGCATGTGCAATTTAGGTTGACATATAATAATAATCATGTATAATTGTAATACATGTCAGTAAGAGAGAGAAGTAATGGCTAAGACAATTTTTAATCAAGAAAAGGTAGACTTTACCAAACAAGATATGTTCTTCGGAGCAGATATGAATACACAACGATATGATGTATTTAAATTTCCAGTGTTTGATAAACTTAATCAAACAATGTTAGGATACTTTTGGCGACCTGAAGAGGTTAGTCTACAGAAAGATAGAGCAGACTTTGCCAACTTTCGTCCTGAGCAAAAACATATCTTTACAGCAAACTTAAAATATCAAACACTACTTGATAGTGTCCAAGGACGTGGTCCATGCCTAGCATTTTTGCCGCATGTTTCATTGCCTGAACTAGAAGGATGTATTGTTACTTGGGACTTCTTTGAAACAATCCACTCACGTAGCTACACACATATTATGAAGAATGTGTATGCTGACCCGTCAGAAGTTTTTGATACCATCTTAGATGATGAAAAGATTATTGCAAGAGCAACTAGTGTTACTAAACACTATGATGCATTTACAGAAGCCGCAGATGCATTTACACATCGTAAAAAAGGCAATATGTATGAAGTAAAGAAGAAACTTTATATGGCAATGCAAACTGTAAATATTTTAGAAGGCTTGCGTTTCTACGTAAGTTTTGCATGTACGTTTGGCTTTGGAGAACTAAAGCTAATGGAAGGCTCTGCTAAGATTATTAGTCTTATTGCTAGAGACGAAGCACAACACCTAGCACTTAGCACACATATATTGAAGCTATGGGCACAAGGCAAAGACGATCCAGAGATGGCTAAGATTGCTAAAGAGTGTCAAGAGGATGTATATGACTTATGGCGCGAGTGTGTTCTAGAAGAAAAAGATTGGGCAGAGTATTTGTTCAAAGACGGTAGCATGATTGGTTTAAACACAACACTGTTGAATCAATATGTAGAATACATTGCTAACCGTAGACTAAAAGCACTAGGTATGGATGCAATTTTTGATGCACCAGTTAACACTAACCCACTACCTTGGACACAACATTGGTTAAGTAGCTCAGGGCTACAAGTTGCACCACAAGAGACAGAAGTAGAGTCTTATATTATTGGTGGAATTAAACAAGACGTAGACAAGGATAGTCTAAAAGGATTTACTTTATGATTGAAATCTATGGCAAGCCAGCTTGCCCAAGTTGTACTAAAGCAAAAGCATTATGTGAAAGCAGAGGCTATAAATTTGAGTACTACACCCTCGGATCAGAATTTACCCGAGAAGAACTATTCGAACAGTTTCCAACTGCTAAAACTTTTCCACAAATTATTATAGGTGGACACAAGGTAGGCGGATACGAACAAATGGTAGAATACATTGAAAATACTAATTATAACGGAACAGGATATACAATATAATGTTAATTGAAACCCCATACAAAATAGGCGATACAGTAAGTTTTAAACTTAACTCTGGCGAAGAAATTGTTGCTAGGCTTGATGCAGAAGAGCCAGGAACTTATACACTTAGAAAACCTATGACACTTATTGCACAACAAGACGGACTAGGATTAGCACCTTTTATGTTTAGTGTATCACCAGACGGTAAATTTATGTTACAGTCAAGTGCAGTTAGTTGTATTGCTAAAACAGAAAAAGAAATTAGTAAACAATACGTCAGCACTACATCAGGTATTGCATTAGTCTAATGTCTAAGTTTGTTGTGAAAAAGAATGGAGAACTATTAACGTATACATCATACGAAGATATTCCTTCTAACTTTGATCACGTTATTGAATTTATGCCAACTATGCCTGAACCTCCCCATACTGAAGAACAACATGAAGAGATGGAAAAATGGAGTGATAGACTAGCAGAATTAATGGAGAGAGAACGTGCCAGCAGTAACTAGAATAGGCGATGCAGATGTAGCACACTGCTCAGGAATGACTAGAGCAGTAGGCTCAGGAGATGTGTTTGCAAATGGAATAGGTGTAAGTAGACAAGGTGATAATAACACCGGACATTTACTTCCTGGTGTTCCTTGCCCATCACACTCAGCACCAATTGCAGTAGGTTCTACTACTGTATTTGTAAACGACAAAGGTTGTGGTCGAATTGGAGACGGTATTAGCGGATGTACATCAGTTGCGGC